CTTTAACCAAAGCAACGTTGTCTTCGAATACGGGTCACCATACTGATACGGATGCACTATCTGTGTACACTTGGGTAACCCACATATTTTTAAAGGTATTGGGTTCTCCACCGCTACATAGGGTATCGGAGCATCCAACAGTTTCATAAAGAAGTCTTTGGCTTGCATAGCCAATGCAAACCGAACCTGACACACCATGCCACCCTTGGGCTTCATCCACCTGGCTCCTGCTTTACTAAGATACCTACAAGGGGGATGCGCTATCATCAAGTCATACTTACCACTGTATGCCTGCTCTAATGCATCCCCCTGAATATGCAACTCTGGATGACCACCAGAACACTCTTGAATATCACAACTGTATGCTTCAATACCAAGTCTACGAAATGCCTTGGTAACTGTTTGACTCTCTTCACAAGCAACCAATACCTTCATTAATATCTCCGATGCAACTGTGGACTTACACCACCTGCCTGTTGTACCCTATCTGCCTTCTGTGCAATAATCCAATCCGGCAAATATGCACTCTGTTTTAACTTAACACTATTCAAACACCAATAGGCCAATGACATCGCCATAGCACTATCACAGTGAGTATCCATATCATCACCAAACCGCAAGATACCCTTCTCATCTACCGTAATACTACGCAACTCAGTTACAGTAATATTGTCAATCATGTGGATACTACCAGTCTGTATACCCTTCTTCAAGTTCTCAAACACCAATGGCTTGGTCCTACCAGTCGTTAAGAAGTCTTTACCTGTATGTGGGTCTAACCAAAACCGATGAAACCCCTGGTGCTTTAACTCTTGTATCGTTGCTAAACCATAGTTGTTACTCTCTACCAATACCAATGCATTGTTGTATGTAACACTCATATCGTAAATGTAATCAGCCAACTGTACAGGACTCACAGTATTACTACGATAAATACACACCGGTTGCAGTGTCATCCTAGATACACAAAAGACTACAGCATAATCTCTACCAACACCACCACTAACATCTACACCCACCGCATACGAATCATCTGGATTAGGATTCTCAAACGTTGTCCACTCTGTAGGCTGTACCTGTACTACATTCACATGTTCAAAGTCTTGTGCTGTAAAGTATGTATTCCCACTAATCCTATATGCTTCATCTAGTGTCAAGGGATATTCACGTACAAACTTCTCCCATCCTAACTTACTAATCTTTTCACGTCTCCATGCTATCTGTCCAAGGGTTAAACCATATTGATACTGTAGTTTAGTCTCCTCATCGGTTAACTCAAGTCCTATATCTTCCATACTGTATTCACTGTGCATATACCAAGGGAAAAACAGATACTTCCAATGCGCTTCACCTGTATGATACTTGTGTATCTCCTTCCATAATGCATCATTGTAATAGTTCGCTGTAGACTCAATCACTAACTGTCCGTCATTCAATGCACTAATAGCAGTGGCCTTTAGTTCCTCTGGATTCTCAGCAAAAGCATACTCGGATATATGTAGCATAGAACAAGTATATGAACGCAATCCACCGGCCTGTGTTGCTGCAGCGGCTACAATCCTACCCCCTCCCTTGAATGCTAACTCTGTTGTATTGTCAACGTTTAATGGCCGTTTCAATACCTCTGGTAGATACTGATAAAAACGTTTGTGGATATGCAATAGGTGTTTACTAGATGCAATCTTATATGAGAGTATTACACAGGTTAGTGGTGTTGTTGCTGTATAGGCCTTCCAAAACATATATGCACATACAACCGTGCTACTGCCTATCTGTCGAGGTTTAAGGATTAGAGTATCATCCCCTTCTTGTAAACCGTTGATAATGTCTATCTGTTCAGCATTGAGTCTAAGGGGTACGACTCTACCATTCTTATCTACGATATTTAATCTACTGATAAACTGAAAAGGGTCTGAAAAGATTGTGTGTACTTGTTCTATCATCTAGTTGTATCCTGTGTTTATGTCGTTCTCATAACTCGATACATAACCATACGGTTACATATCGGTTACTTCACTTTGCTGTATATGCAATATCAAAAACCAAGATGCTGTAAACGCAATATCGTTCCGGTATCTTGTCGGGTAATGCTACTATAGCACGAAGGGATTCGTGCTGTGAACGTAGCAACCCGACCGATCCCTACACTGGATATTGCTACCTTAACAGCAATTCGATTCTTGTATTTAGTTACCATCCGAATAACCCTCCCTCAACCCTGCCTAGATATTGCTGAAAGTGCAACATGAGGGACCCGTGGCCTTGGGTGCTGCGCTTGCAACATCGTGGCCCCTCGGATGCTGACAATGCAACATGAGGACCCCGCCAATGAGGGATGCTGCAATTGTGTCATTTTCCTTTTGCTGCTTTTGTAACATTGATGGCCTTTGCTGCTTTTGTGTCAGATGCTGTACTTGCATCAATCCATTGCTGCAATTGCCGCGTTGACATTGCTGTCGATGCATCATCCTGTAGTTTGCTCTCAATCTCTCTAGCATGCAATAACTTTACGAAGTCCCGTATATCGGACCCTGAAAAGGTCTCAATCTGGCCCGTGGTCTTTATTTCCTCATGTGCTAAGGTGATAAAAGCCCAGAGTAACCCGTTTATATTCCTATTCCGAATACTTCTAGATATTAGAGTTTTTGGGGCTTCTAGCCTACCGGTTTTAGTACCTTTCATTAGTACCCCTTTCTTTATGAGTTATAGATGGTTCGGAGTGCTGCAATTACAACAATTTGTAACCTATGCTGTAATAGTAGCATATCATGATAGTGTTGGTGGTGTTGCAATTGCAATATATTTTTGCTGTCTTTGCATATATTGCAGTTGTGTCATTTTGCTGTGTTTGCAACATACGAATTGTGTCAAAAAAATCCAGGTGGATTGATGCACACGCAACAAAAAACCCCTGACGATACTGTCAAGGGTTTAAAGTCGATTAGATATTGACTATTGTATATCTATGTAATTGAAATTCTTTTAGCATCCAAGCTGATAGAAATATCTCCATTACAAACATGATGGTTTAAGATATTTGTCACTTCATTAACATGCATATTATCTTGATTGAATTTATCTAACATACCATATTCAACAAGCAATTCATTAAAACGTGTCCAAGCTTCGAACCAATTTAAGAACAATTCTATTTGTGTAGCTAGATAATCATCTCTATCATTCACTACAATCATAAATATATCAACTGTCATTACGTACACTCCTTAACACTTACAGCTGTTGAATAGAATAAATATGAATAGCCAAAAATACACTTGTTTCACACTAGCCCCCAGTATATGAGGGCTAGTTTAATCAATACCATAGTCATGACTATAGAAGCGATTAATAGCGATACAATCAATACATAGTATCTACTACTACTTAACATGTAACCTCCAAAAACAAGCCGGTTACAAGAGTTTTAAGATAGTTATATTCTAATTCGCTAAACTCCTCTTCAGTGTTTAAACGTTTAGTCATATCAATATGAGTTAAACAAGTCTCTTTGTCCCAAGTATAGAACTTAAGACCGTCAACCATATGATAAAAGCCAAGTCGGATACATTCATTAATTACATAGTCACGATTAAAAGGGAATTGCTCTGGATGCATGCACACGGTTAACATATGCAATTGTTCACGTGTTTGTATAAAGTCATCATCTATACCGATATCGGGATCGGTTAAGGACAATGCAACTTTAGCCTTTAGATAAACTAATTTAGTATCATCTAAGGCCCTTAGATCATGTTTGTCACCATCGGACCATAGATGACCTATTAAAGGGTCATTTTGCAACCATTCAACGTCTTTTGGGGATACGACTACCGCTATCCTATTAAACTGTTTAGCCTGTCTTATTTTGCTAGTTTCTGACCATGAATAGGTCAGATGATAGATACCGTCCAGTTCAAGATTAACGGGTCTCTTAGTATAGTCATAGAATCCCAATATATTTGGGTAGTCTGTTATGAAGGCTTGCATATCTAAGACCATAGTAAAGTTTATATCGGACGTTCCGTTTAGACGTACCATAACTTTCTTATCGTCTTCTAACTTTTCTGTTAGTTCTACTAAGTCGGCTAACATTTCGATTAGATATCGTTCAGTATGAAAGAACAAGGCCTTTAAACGGTTAGAAAAGGTCAAACCGTTGAATTTCATATTACCAGTATAAGCAATACAGCCTTTAGCGCATTTACCGGCAAATTTACAAGTGTTAAGGCCTTTTATCGTAGTAGAAGGTGCAAGGTACATACCAGTAACACCGATATTTTTGTGTGTTTTAGCAAACTTAACAGATTTGGATAGAATTAAACGTCTATTCTTAAAAGTCTTTAATTTTCCATTGACCTCACGTTGTGTAGTGGTATACATTAGAGAATCCCAACTTTCTCCTTCATCATAGATATCATACAAGTGATCTAATTGTGACTGTGGCATATTATCCCAGTCAAAACGGATATTTGATACCTTAGTATCAATCATAGACCGTCTAAAAGTCTGTATGTTGTCTGTAATGATATATTGTTGTACTGTTTGCAGTGTGATTTGACGTTTCTGTTTTTTGGTTAATTTTGACATGGTTATGTCCTCATTGTTGATTGGTTGTTGTGGTTATTTTTGTTGTGGTTGTGCAGTTGGATAGCGATGCTTTAACTCTACTAAGGTATCAAAGTAAATAGACCACTTTGTAATTCCCATCAATCCGGTTGTGTTGTGTTGTGTAAAGGTCACTTCATAGCGACCATCATTTTTCTGTGTATATGTGATATTTGTATACATGATACTTCCTATTGTGAATTAGTTGTTATCCGTTGTGGATATATACAATATACATCATTGAAACTATAGTTTCAAGTAAAAGAACAAAAAAGAATCAAAAAAGAATTATTTTTTGCATCCTAAATACACGCTCACACACACACGCGCACACACACGCGCACACACACGCGCACACACACACGCACACACACACGCACACACACGCGCACACACACGCGCACACACGCGCGCGCACGCACACGCGCACACACGCGCGCGCACGCGCCCAGGTGCGCGCGCGCGCCCAGGTGCGCACGTGGCACTGGAGCGCAAACGGCACTGGAGCCAGGTAGAATTTTGTCGCTGTTCAAGTTTGGCATGATTCTTGCTATAATAGTAATTCTATTAGTATATATATAGGGCGAGATATTTTCCCCTTATACAACCACCACCACTAATGAAAATGTAAGACAAACAGAACATGTATATAGTCTCGAGAGATTCTGGATAGTGGTGTTGTTGGTGTAAAAATGTTCCAAATTAATTAGGCTTTTTTCTTTATTTACTATTGACACTATGGTTTCAGTGCAATAAACTGTATACATACCAATCAGGTATGAACAACCAACAATGAGGACTGCCATGAGCAATGACTTGATACAACAAGTTCTACAACAACAAGATGTAGAATCACACATTATGAGAATCCTGTGGATGATGGGATTCGAACCAGCTGACACTGGAATGCTAGATAAATTCATTGGTGACCATGAAGAGATACTGGTAGAAGTTGACGTTAACAACCAATTCATCACAGTGTACGTCACACCGATGGAGGTATCTCCAAAACGCACAGCATCCATGACCATAGACTGTCTACCACAAGTGAAAGTACAAACCGTAGGGGAAACCCGAGAGGGTATTGTACTGCTTACACATGAAGCAATCAGCATTCAACTGGTACAAACTGTAGATATTCTAGTGGGGGCAAGAGCATGATTCTAACGAAACTCGACAAGACTCCTGTGTATATACGGGAGATTGATAGTGCTTGGCCAAAGGGTCAAGCCACAGTAGTAATCAGTAAAGTCGGTGAACGATTCATCGTGTCTGAGGGATTCAGTCAGATTATGGCAATGATGGCACCTGGCACTGGAGCGCAGCCACAGCCACATCAACTTACACAGTCTCAAAGAGATAGTGGTGGTGGTGTTGTATCAATGACAATTCAGGTACTAGAGGAAACGGTCTCAATAGACCCGTCAACTGCACCATCACTGGTTACATATCTAACCAACCACAGCGAGTGTATCGCACTACTTGAATACTGGTTCACGTTACACCAAAACCACTTTGGGTCGTACCCAACCATTATCTCCGAAAAGAATGTAGGTGTGATATGTGCCTGCGTCAGCAAACAGTTTGTAAAAGAAGCGATGGATATACTTGAGTGGCAGTGGACATCGAACCACTACAGAGCCAAGTATCTTAGAGACAAGGGCATGCTAGACCCTGCAACGGTTCTCAATGCAAGCCGAAGGGTCGACAATTACGCAATGGCTCAACAGGCCAAACTAGAGTCGATGCAACAACACCCAACCACTAGCGAGGTCAGGTTCTGTCCTGACACGGGAGCACTTTTACCATGACAACGAAAGCAGGACTCAGACACGCACTAAATGTATTCGCTGCATCATTCAATATGAACGGACAGTGGGCAGGCCAGGTGGAATCCACTTGGGAGGATGCCTTCAAACTAACTACAGATTTAGATTTAGTCACAGCAATTAAACGGATGAGTCGTGAGATATGGGAGTATCCACCCAAACTCGGCCACGTTGTGGCAGAGTGTAAGAAAATAGTAGGAGAGCGGGGTGGTTCTGGATTGGAGGGAAATATATTCCAATTCTGCGAAGACTGTAGCCGATACGAGGGCATCGTCCACATATCGGCTCACTTCCTCAAACTAGAGGAAGACCAGTACAAGGTGTACAACGCAGGATGCTCATGTACCTGTGAGGGTGCTAGAGCGAAGTTCGGCAAGAGTGGCCTGTCCACTTGGGTGGAGTTGAAAGACAAGATGGACATGGATACACGTCTACGTCTGGACCACTTCTATAAGACCAGTCGTCGCCTACTGGTTCTACCGGAGTCTGTACGCAATCCAGAGTTCGATGCCAAAGTCAAGGCAGCCGAACAGGAAGCCATCAAAGAGGGCGGCTTCAACAAGTTCCTGTGGGCCGTCCAACGGATGGCCAACACATCCGGTCTTAGACTTGATGACAACGGGAATGTGGTTGGAGAGGTGCACGTTGTACCCGACCAACCTACTGTACGACCACAAACCCAACCACAACCACAACCAACACTATCTAAACAACCAACCACCAATGAACATGGTGGAATGTCAGACGAAGAGTTCTGGCGCAACCATTGAGGACAACATGAGAACCTATCACAAATTGGACGAAGTCAACTTCGACTTCCTTAAACTAATCGACTTGGCAACTGACCCTGCCATGCGCAGCATCTTCGAACGTGCCCAAGTGGCAATGAACGTGTTGGCCATCCAACTGGGTGAAGCCAAACTAGATGCAGAACTGGAGCGAGCTTCCACCCAACGGGTATTCAAACTACTCGACAATGCGCCCGAAGGACAGTCTATGCTTGACCATTGTGTCGAGCAAGTCATCGACTTGGGATGGACACCAGGTAATGGGCCGGCCAACTACAATGGACTTCCTGGATACGTCAATCCAAACTGGCCACATGAGCCAAACTGCCACCACGTACTACATGTGTGCGACAGTGTAATTGGATGGCACTACGACTTGGTGATCTACACACCAAATGAAATGTGGTGCGATGAGGGTGACTGTCTGCATACCCTTGTAGAAAACGGGAGACGATACCTAGTCTCCAAGGGGTTGATATGACAATCACCGAAACCATCAAGGACATTGCGGAGTTGTGGAGACTCCGCAGTGTGTTCGACGACAAGGAAGCATTGCTCCAAGTGGCACTGGAGCAACTTCGAATGACGATGGGGCCTGATGGTTCTATCGTCGGACACTTCCCCAAGTGGACATGTGTCCTCGATGAGAACGGGTACACCTGTACCTGTCCTGATCACCAATACCGTGGCAGTCAATGCAAGCACCTAGGTGCTGTAGCCACACAAGTAACTAAGAACTGGAGCGAAGAGTTCCAACAATCAAACGGAGATAACAATGAAACTAATTAGATTAACACAAGTGAAAGATGGAATCGACATCGTAGTAAACACAGCACACATCGTGTTTATCGAAATATCAGAAGATGGGTCGTCAGCGATTGGATTGACGACGGGAACTTGGCTGTACGTCAAACAGTCATTCAACGAGATAATTCTATTAGGAGATAAACAATGAAAGGACTACCACCACTACCACCACCAAAACCTTGGAACGAACAGATAAACAACAAGATAGATGACTGGGATAGTGTATCTGAATTGGCCAGAACAGTTGGCCTATCCAGGTCAACCATCAACTTCTACAGGGAGGGCAAACGCATCCCTACAGCACCAAACCTACTAAGACTGGTGAAGGTGCTTTGGCCATCGCAAATGTGGATGTCCAAACTATTCGAACTATCACAACTAATTGAGGAGCAACAAGATGGGAATTCATTGGAGGGATGAGTTAGAACAGGCCATACAAAGGTCTGGCATGTCATATGCAGAAATTGGCAGGCTAGCCAAACTGCAACGCACAACGGTGTTGCGACTAAGAAAGCACCACACACCTGGCATGCATGTCCTGTTTGCCGTGTGTGCGGTGATCCATTCTGGAGCAGAGTTTGCAGAAATGTACACTCACTACAGTTCGCAAATCATAAAAGAAAAACTGTTGAAACAACAACAGTTGGACAAATCAAAAATTAACTGATACAATACTATTGGTTGTTATCTAGATGGCCACGGGGTTCCTCATTGCCCTGTGGCCTTCTTTTATTTAGTGGTGGTGGTGGTGCAAGATAGAACACCCTGTAATACATTAGGTGGATGGTTGTCACATGCTGTGGCACGCAACGGTATATCCATCCATCGTACAGCAAAACTTGCAGGCATCCACCACAACACCCTGCACGCATGCATAAAGGGTGAGACAAACATGCGTCTGTTTAATCTCATTGCAGTCATCGGTGTGTTGGCCAAACTTGAGAACCGGTCACCAGTAGAACTCATGCAAGAAGCTGTCATGAGCATGGAAGATCTACAACTCATGGAAGCCAGGTTCCAAAAAACAAAAGACGACCCCAAGTAACTGGAGCCGCCTTACAGAAACCAATCAAACAGGACATCGCCTGTAAGATGATTAACGGGTAGTTGCGTCTACGTCAACTAACTCTTTGAGAATCTTGTACAGCAGCTGCAATAAGTCCTGTACCAACTCTTGACGTTCATCCTGGGTCAATCCACCACGTGAGTGTTGTACCAACTTGCGTACAAACAACACCAGCTCTGGTGTCAATGCTAAAAGGTCTTGATTCATTTTGATCTCCTTAATGGGGTTACTCTTCTACCACGACCAACACTACTCTTCTGACTGACCTTGGAGCGAAATTGCCCCTTGGTCATCTCAGAACGAGTCTTGGGCGTCTTACTACTAACACGTTTGCTAGGCCTGCAATATGGTGTACCCTTGCGCTTTGTACCGCAAGGTTTACCTGACTGGTCTTTCCACTCTTCTTTCTGCCACCGTTTCAAACTGGAGCCTTTTTCGGTTTTACGTACCTGTCCTTTCTTCTTGCGACACTTGGCTATGGCCTGAGAAGCACGAGCAGATGGAAACACTTTGTAACTATCTTTTACTTTGTTGTAGCATGCATCCTTCTTACTCATCGTCTACTCTTCTTGCCTACACACTTCCACTTCTTACGTGAAAGGTTATTCGGACTGTTGGGGTCATTACGTTTCTTTGGAGACAATCGCTTCTTAATACCATAACTTCTGGCACAGTATGCATCGCCTTTTGGGGTTCCTGCTTGTATACGATCTTTGCCACTCTTAGACTTGCCTGCTTGCCCATAGGACACCTTCTTTGTGCGACCAGTCTTTGGATTCTTAACAACCTTGACAAACCGTTTTCCTTTTGATGGACTTGCTTTACGGGGCATTGGTAACTCTCACAAACTTAGCTTTAATCTCATTAACTATTGTAACAACCATATCTACCTTCTGCTCAAGTAATGACAATCTTTTATCCATGTCATTCACTTCAGCCACAATCTCTTTGCGCATTGCTTCCTCTTTGTCCTGGAGGTCTTTAATCACCAGGTCATATCGTTGACGCAATGCTTCCTCTTTACGGTCTTGCTTGGCTTCACGTTCATCGGCACGTTTCTGCAAGTCTTTATTCTGTTGGTACAAAAATATAGCAAAAGCCAGGTTAGCCCCACCACTCATAATCATCTGCATGATATCCGGTTCCATAACATACTCTCCAAACAACAAAGGGATCTACACGTAGTATAGACCCCTTTGAACTCAATAGTCTAACAGATTATCCGAAGAACAATACAGTCACGGTATCAGATGAAGAGGGAGCAGTACCAAACGTTACTAAACCAACACCACCAGTACCACCATTAGCACTAACAGTATACTGGTCTGTACTTGGAGAGGAAGCAACCTTTTCGATAGCAATACCATTCAAGTATACAATGGTTCCAGATACCAACTCAGAATCAATCTCAAGTGTCAAGTCGAATGCAGTCTTGGTTCCATTCATTCCAGACAAACTAATGTACCTTGGAGCGAACTTCAACAATCCACCATCAATAGCACCGGCCTTAATAGCCAAGCTGTTCTCACCATTAACTTCAATAGTTGAATCATCAGTGATTACCAACAAGTCATTGTTAGTTGGGTCCAAACCAATAGCACCGGCAGAGTTAACAACATTGCTGTTCAAGTGTTCACGTTGAACTGCTGCGTCTGCAATCTTACTTTGGTCTACTGCATCTGCAGCAAGTTTGGCTGTAGATACCGATGCGTCGGACAACTTAGCAGTAGACACACCACCATCAACAAGAGCCAACTTATTACCAGGACTAACTTCAATAGTGCTGTCATCAGTAATAACCAACAGGTCATTGTTTGTAGGATCAAGACCCAATGCACCTGCTGCATTTACAACATTAGAGTTAAGATGCTCACGTTGTACTGCTCCGTCAGCAATCTTACTTGCATCTACTGCATCTGCAGCAATCTTAGCAGTGGTCACACTCAAGTTGGCCAGGTTCAAGGTTTGAATTGTTGCGCTTCCGATTTTGGCTCCAGTGATTGACCCATCAGCATAGTGGATAGTAGAAACACCACCTGTAGAGATTTTAAGACCAGAAGCACCAGTCGTAAGAGAACCGCCATCCAAGTTAATAGACAAGTCAGCAACAGCAGCAGAACCATCGTATGAAGTCAATGTAATACCGCCTGTAGAAGCAGCAGACAAAGTATTAAGGGTTCCACCAAGAGCAACACCAGAGATAGTGCTGTTGGACAATTTTGCATTGCTAATGGAACCGGCCAACATGTCATTGCTGATACCACCATCTTTTACTTGAAGAGCATCGCCAACAATTTCAAGTGATGAATTATCTACATTTACAGACAAGGTATTACCAGTCTTATCAAGACCATCACCTGCTGTAATGTTAGCAGCACCATTGAACTGAGTAAAGTTAATATTGTCTGTTCCCAATGTTGGGTCAGTGTCATTAGTACATACAAAACCAAGGTCAGCATTAACAGTACCTTCACGTACAAATACAGCAGCTGAAGGAAACTCAGCACCTTCATCCATATCTGATGCACGACTCCACGAACCCGATGCTACCACATAGATACCGTTTTCAGTGGCATCTGTTTGGTCCTTAACAAGGATTCTTTGATCTGCTGATAATGATACACCATCAATAGTTTGTGTACCAGACAATGTAATGTTTGCTGTAGTTGCAGCACGTACACTATCTTTCCAATGCAAGCCAGAAATCAATCCGTCTACATATTGCTTAGTTGCTACATCGCTATCTCCTGCCGGTGTTGCAGCACGAAGAATACCTGAAGCAAAACTAAAGGTTTGGGTTAAGTCAATCTTCGCAGGGGTAACTGCGGTATTGCGAATCTGTTCGGTCTTAATAGTAACAGCCATGATGGACTCCTATTTTTCGATGAATACGACAACAAGGGTATCGTCGTTGGTTGGGATAAAGTCTGTAGAGAACGTTGTTTGGGAATCTTCAGTAATCTCTGTTGAGGTCTGTTGAAGCCCATTCCAATATACCTGAAGTGTGCCGGCTTTGTAGGGCATAGAAACTGTAAAACTTTGAGTCGAACCATCACACTGGCTAGTGAGTTCTTCTTTCCCTAAGTTTACCGTTCCGCCACCACCTTCAGGTTCGAAGGGATTGGCTACTGGCATTATTCACTCCAAACAATACAACTGTTTGCAAGTGTACAACTACCCTGGTCAATCTTAATAAAGACGTACAACTCATCTGTACCAAAGAACTGTTGTAATGGAAGTTGGAACTGATAAACAGCAACACCACTAGCAGTATCTGTTAGGCCCAATGCCAACTCACCAGGTGTATCTGGAAAAAAGCTATAATCTCCATTAGCATCACAAGCCACACGCAACGTTACAGTTGGAGTAGAACTAGGAGTTGTAATGTTTGTTACACGGATGTAAAACCCTTCTACAAACCCTCTGAATCGCTGTCCTGCATTCAGGTCTGTTGAATCATTTAACAATGAATGAATGTGCAACTTGGTCTTGTCAAAGGCTGTTCCAATACTAGCAACGTTCGATGTTACTGTACTACTATGATAATATTTTCCAAACTTGGGCATATCTTCTCCTACTTCTTCCGATATGAAAAATATCAAGCCCTTACAATCTTGGCGGATACGAGGGCTTGATAATAAAACCATAATGCTGCTTTTGCAACATTGTAACTATACAAAAATTACAAGGAGTTGTCAATCTTCATCTGTGTTCTTTGGTGCTAGTTCTTGGTCAAGAATTTGTTTTTCATATTGGTTCTTCATCTTGCGAATATTAGACAACGTTCCCCTCATTAACTCCAGTTGTTGTTTTTCTGGAGTTTCCATACGAGCAGGAGTAAAGCTACCAAAGGTACGAATAAAATTACTTTTAAAAACTTTTGCTTGCTCTTTGTCTTTGAATTTATAAAGGTATCCATTGTGGTTGTTTAACTTATCAGGGCCAACATATTGAGGATACACCTGGCTACCAGTTAACCATTCAATCTGAGCAGCAATATCTTGTGGGTCACCATTACTCATAGTCGATGACAGTTGCACATAACTCAATGGAGTATATGAATATACATTTGCAAAGTTAGTATCTAGTACTACATCAGAAACAGTTTTAAGAAGCGGGTCTAGCATATTTAACATTTGTTCTGCTACATCGGTATAAGCTACATCATGACCTACTGCGCTACCCAAACTGGCATACAATAAAGCACTTTGAAACTGTAATGCTTCTATTGCAGGTAGTGGTGGTAGCATTTTAAAATGTGCGTCTCTACCTAGTTTATCTTCTTTGTAT